TCATCTGCAGTTTTTCTATCTATTATACCCCAATATTCTAAAACTTCAAATCTATTTTTATAAATTGTTTGTATATTCTCTCTATCATACAAAGAAGATTCAAATCCTCTTGTTTGATAGTTAGGTCCCATTTGTAAACATTCCATTACAGCTTCTCTATCAAACATTGGTTTATCTGCTAGATCTTCAAACTGTGCTTTATTGTATGAGTGTCTTTGAATTACAAAATCACAATCATCCATAGTTGTAGCATTTGGATCTGGATAAAAATCCCAACATGATACAGCTTCTATAGATGGAACAGCTTTTGTTTTAGTTGCGTGAACTCTTTCAATATTTCCTTCATCATCTTCTGCTGTAGAAAATGCATGATATTCTTTTGTATCTGTAAATGGTCCTTTTAAAATTCCTGTACCCATCAATGCCATTTCAAAAAATACATGACGCATAATTGTAATAGCTTTACTTTCTTCAAGCTGATCATGTATTAACTTCTGCATTTGTTCTGCAGCCATTCTAGCTGGTTCTATTTGTGGAGAACCTGTATAAGATGGACCTTCTTCAAAACCTAAATTTTCATATTCTTGATTTAGGTTTTTCATTAATTCGTTTACTGTAGCACCTGGTGGTATTTGTCCACCATCACCAGGAAATCCATATGGACTTTGTAATTCTTCTTGTGGCTGCTGTGGTTGTTTATCTTTAAGATGTGCTCTTTTAGCTATTTCTTCTGGTACAGATGTAGGAGATACACCTAGTGGAAACTTACCTTGAGAAAATAATACTTCAATAATTTGACCAAATGAAGCAAGAACTTTAGTCTTTGTAATTTTTACAAATACTCTAGACTTTTCATTTTCTCTAAATGCAGTTTCTGGACCGTATAATCCTCTATAATTTCTATATGCTTTTAACCATCTTTTTTCATCGTATACTTTAGATGTTTCAGCTTGTTGAAATCTTTCTCGTATATAACCTACTAAAGGATTACCTTCGGCTTCGTAGCCACCATTATTTTCTTTATCTTCTTCCATATTTAAACATCAAATGCTTGTTTCTCAACAAATGGATTTTTACCTTTCTTTTTCATATTCTGCTGTTCTTTATATAAATTTTTTATTTCTTTAATTTTTTTATCAGCAGATTCTGTGCTTGCACCTACATCTTTAAGATCTTTATATTTTGAATCTAATCTTTTTAAATTACTAGGTGATAAGGTTAAGCCAGAGTCAAGACTATCTAACATTATATTAGCACTGTCATTAAAACTTTGTATGGCATATTTTTTAGTGCCATATTGTAAATTATCATTAGCTTTTTTACGACCTCTTTCATAACGACTAGAATATTTTTTATCTTTAAGCTCTCTAAACCTTTGAGGTATATATTTAGTCTCTTGAGTCATTAAGATTAATAATCTCTTTCTTCAGCCATTCTAAAGATTGCTGGATCTACTTTTGATTTAGATTTACCTTTTGCATCATTACCATCACCGCTTGTAGCTCCTTGCTGAACTTTAGCATTAGGATCTATAGCCATTGGCTCATTAGGTGCTTTCGGTGCATCTGGTGCAAGTTCTCCGTGCATGTATCTTTTCATCATTTGGGTTTTCTCCTATTTTTAGTTTTACTTTTTTTCTTGTTGTATTTCTTTTTTCTTGTGCCTGCATATACTACAGGTATAAAATTACTCTTGGGTCCAAGACTCATTAATAGTCTTTTTCATCAGCCATTTTAAACAACGAATCTTCTACATGCTCTGAACCAGATTTAGTTGGTACAGTTGGATCATAGTCATACTCTTGGTATTTTCTAGGTGCATGTTGAGAAAAGTCAATATTAGTATGTTCCCTGTTAGGCTGTTTGCCTTCAGGTGCATCACTTAACTGACCTTGTTTTACTTTAGCTTTTGGATCAAATTTTGCTTCCATTGCTGTTCTCCTGTTAGATTTTTAATTTTTTAATCTTTAAAATATTTTTAGTTGGGATACTTGTATGACCACCACCTTGTTTTATTTCTTTATTATTAACTTCAAAGCTACAGTCAGACATTAGAATTGTAATATCTTTATCTTGTTTAACTAACCAACCTACTGTGCAGCATACTGCAGTTGTTGATTTTTTTATATCATGAATGTCAACCCACGAACAATCAGATACAATATCTTCCCAGTATGCCATTACTAAATCATACGGAAAAATTTTTTTATTTAGTTCTGGTAGTTTTCTTTTTGACACCTTTTAGTTTACCAGAGTTCTCCATAGCATAAAATATGGCTTCACCTTTTTTCTTACCATATCTTTTTGTCATAGATGATTTAATCTTCTTACCTTTTTTATTTAGAGGCATTTAAAACTTTACCTTTATTTAATCCGTTTTTTATTTTGTAGCCTTGTGTACCATTAGCACCAATGTCTACTTCTTTTTTTAAAACTTTAAATAAATTTTTTTGTTTATTTTTTTTATTTAAATCTTTAATATGCCCTAATAATTGTCTAATAATTCTATTCATATTTACATAGTTATAACTTTTGATTCTGTTTCTATCCAAACTTTAGCACCACAAGATAAAGGTTTATCAGGACTATAAATAACTTTACTAGGTCCCTTTATATCTACTTCGTGAGCATAAATATTTGATTTAGATGTTTTAACAGTAATAACAGGTTCTCTTAAATTATTTTTTATATTGCTTCTAATCTTATGTTGATTTACATGTATTCTAGTTTTCATTTAATTAATACCCAAATTTATTATCTGCTGCATAAAAATCATTTTGAGATATAAATGTTCTAAATCTTTCTGCATATTTAGGATGTGTTGGTCTACTCATACATCCATATCTTAATGCATCATAAGCATGATCTTCAGCATTGGTATCTACATCTTCAGGGTTTTTACTATCTGTCGGTAATGTGCTTAGAGTTCTAACTAAGTTTTTACAAGTCTTAAATATTCTTAACCCTGGTTCTTCATCATTTACTCTAAATCTTTTATGGACTTCGAGTTTACCATTAATTCTGCTTTTAGGTGATCTATCTGATGGCCTCCATCTACAACCATTCTGTATCATTGTTTCTGCAATACTAGGACCTACATCACCTCTTCTTGCCCAAGTACTAGAGTCTAATACTCCATAGTGAATATGTTCACCTTGTTCTAAACTAATTACTTGTCTTGCGAAATAATCTGCTGTAACTTTTTTAATATAGAGTTCTCTATAAATCCATAGATTATTATTATAATCAACAGCAAACCATAAAACACAAGCAGGAGAAGAATAACCCCAGTCAGCAGCACGAAACTTATACCATCCCCTAGGAATTTCAAAAGGTTCGACAACGTGAGTTGCTTTACTAAATTCTGGAAAAGCTGAGTCTTCATAAGCATCCCAATCTCCATCTAAAAATTGTTTACGCTGTACTTCAGGTAAAGATGCAAGCATAATGTAATAATCATCTGTTTGCATTAGATAAGGATTATCTTGTAACTTAGCTGGAATAAATCTTCTAGTAATATACTTCTTTCCTGCGGGTGTATCTATCCCTACATCAAAGGCTGTATTTGGTTCACTAGGTTCAACAAACATTTCTCGAACCCATTGTGATCCCACGTTACCTGGGTTACCTGTAGCTCTCATATAAACAGGTATACTTTTATCAACGGATCTTAAAGAAGATCTTAAAAAATTATATATATCTGGCGAAGGATATTGTGGAAGTTCGTCTATTCCTATCCATGTGTATGATTGACCTTGGTAACGTAAAGCGTCTGTCATGTTCTCTGCGTAACCAAACTCTATCTTTGCCCCTGATGGGAATCGCCACTCTTTTTCTTGTTCTCTCCATTTGGCTCCAGGATATGCCTTTGAGTATAACAGTTGAGACTTTTGAATTAAGTCTCTTAACTCAGGCATTGTCCTCCTTACTAAGAGTGCTCTGTGATTTTGATTAGAGCAATAACGAAGCGGATCAACTAGCATCGCATATGATTTACCACCGCCTCTTGCTCCACCATAGAATACTTCTCTTTCAGAAGCTGCAAGAAATTGTGTCTGTGGACCTGAATTAGGTTTAAAGATAACTTCTTGATTGTCTATGTGCTCTTTAACATTTTTAGGAGCACCCTCGATTATATCTTCTGTAAGCAGTTGTGTCTCTTTACCAGTAAGAGCTTTGTCAATAGTTAACAGTTTCTTTTTGGTATTTTCTGCAGACTGTTTAGCAGAACGTAGTGTTTGCTCGGCCTTTGCAACTTTCTTACGAGTGCGAGCTAGAATTTGTTTAACTGACTTCTTGGCTTTCTGTTGTACTATCTTCTTTGGTTTCGGTGGTGCTATTTCTTGCAAGCCTTTTTCTAAGTCCGACATGTGATATATATCTTCCAGTTTTCCTATGTAGCCATTTAGCCGTTTCTCTTAATGAACAAGTCTTAGTATATTCTCTTGCTTGATTAAGAGCATCTAATTCTTCTTTGATTGGTTCCAAATAATTAGGATCTTCTGATTGTTTAAAACCAAAAGGTATAGTCCTAGCTATTTTCTTGATCTTTATTGGTTCCATCTTTTGCAGGTAATATGAATATGCCATGCATAGCTTTCATATTTACATCTAGAGAATCCTTTTTACCTAAACCCACTCTATCCAATATGGAGTTCGCAGCTGCTAGACGAAT